CTATAGAACAATATGCTCAGATGAAACAAATTGACTTAGAGTTCTTTAAAGTAATGAATGAAGCTGGTGGTGGTAATCCATCATATCCATGGGTAGAAGCTATTGTAAGACTCATGCGACCATTTATTGGTTTATTAGTATTAGCAACATGGGCTACAATGCACCTACAAGGTATCGCAACACCTGAAGTAGATAACTTTGCAAGTGCTGTAGGTTTCTATCTCTTTGGGGAACGTAGTTTATTCTACATTAAAAAGAAATGATAGTCTTAAACATACTTAACTTTATCGGTTTAGCTATACTTAAATTATTAGTCGTATGCCTATTATTCGTAGCTATGGGTTTCTCTATTCTATTTATGTATGCTATGCAATATCTCACACAGGCTCTAACGTATATAGACAAACATGTTAATTGAAGTAAAAAGGTTTGAGTTTAAAGATACATATACTGTAGGCAAAATGTATATAGATAATATATACGAATGTTACACGTTAGAAGATGTGGTTAGAAAAGGAGCTAAAGTAAATGGACAAACAGCTATTCCTACTGGCACTTATAACCTCATTATTAATCATAGCAATCGTTTCAATAGGGATTTACCTTTACTAGAAAACGTGCCTAATTTTACCGGTGTTCGTATTCATGCAGGTAACACATCAGCTCATACAGAAGGATGTATATTAGTAGGCACAACATGGTCAGGTAAAGACTTTATTGGTAATTCAAGAGTAGCGTTTAACAAACTATTTGAGAAGCTCAAGAAAGCTAAAAAAGTCACAATTAAGATATGCTAGATTATTTTATCTGCGACATATTGTGCGCTATTACTCACTTTAAATACGTGTTTCTAATGCTAATTTTATATATAGTATATAATAAAGTATCTCAACACTAGGAGAGTTACTTGAAATATAAATCAGTATTAGTTATTAGTGACTTACACATTCCGTATCATCATCCTGACGCATTTGCGTTTCTAAAGGCTTTAAAAGCTAAATACAAGTTTGACCACGTAGTCAACATAGGTGATGAGCTAGACCAACACGCTATATCTATGCACGAACATAACCCAGACTTATACTCTCCTGGGCATGAGTTAGAAGTAGCTAAACAACATGTAAAAGAACTAGAAAAAATATTCCCAAAGATGACTCTAGTTCACTCTAATCACAGTTCTTTAGTTTATCGTAGAGCATTAAAATATGGCTTGCCAAAGGCTTATTTAAAGCATTATAACGAGTTTTTAGGCGTTGGTAAGGGTTGGGTATGGGTAGATGACCACACCATTACATTAAGTGATGGCAGCCGTTGTTTCTTTACACATGGCTTATCTGCTGACGTTCTTAAAGTAGCACAACAATATGGTATGAATACGGTGCAAGGTCACTATCATACTAAATTCAGTATTGGTTATTACAGTAACCCTGATGCTCTTATTTGGGGTATGCAGGTGGGATGTTTAATCCACCAAAAGTCTATGGCATTTGATTATGCTAAAAACTTCAAGAGTCGTTTCATTGTAGGATGTGGAATTATTATTAACGGTCAACCAAAACTAATGCCTATGGTATTAAAACAGAATGGGCGTTGGAATGGTAATGTTTGTTAGGACAATTATGCAACGGTCAGAAGTAGAAATTATCTGCAATCACATGATAGGTAGAGTCATTGTGTCGTGTGAAGCATTACATGGCGATAGCACTATAGCTCTTACATTAGATGACGATAGCATCATTGAAATTAGTGGTGAAGAACTATCTGTCTATGGCGAACTAACGCCTAGAGATGATTAGACGCAGACCACAATACCATTACTACCTACTTGACACACAGTCACAGAACCATCTGGTGCTAGTATAGTCGTAGTTTGAGCTAAAGCCTTCTCAGTTCCCCATATTGCTAATGCTGCTATGACTACAATAAATATCCAATATATCTTATTCATCTTCACTCCTTTGTAATTGAACTGCTGTTTCTTTAGGAACACCCTCTACAATATACATATCAATAGCGTTATCTGCATCAATTTTGTCTTGACGCACTCTATCAATAACTAACTGACAATATCCTTGAATATCTATCCATGAATCAAGATAGTCAGGGTTACCATTAACAATTCTACCCATTTTTGTAGCAATCATTTCTAATGCTTCTTTTTGGTCAGCTTTTAGTGACCGGTAAGATGAGCCATTATGAAGAAGTGTTTTAAAATCTTGTGATATTTTAGACCTATTTAAAAAGTCACCATATTGCTCTTGCCTTTCATTTAATATATCATCTATCTGCATGTCATCCCCTTATAAAAAATAAATCAATCACTTCATACGTACCATAAATAAAGCCAAATATACTACCAATGACTAAAGCCCAAATACACCAATCAATGACTTTTAATACCCAATCCATTTCCCATACTCCCTTCCTACTGATACAGAAACATAGTTTCTATTCTTAAAACGTCTATCTAATATATCCATACGAGTTAGTTTAGGCAAACTAAAATATCCTTGACTTTCTAAATACTTTAGTCTTGTTCTATTAGTTACGCATTGTTGCACAATATCTTTAATACTGCAACTAGGATGTTCTTGCATATATTTAACGATAAACTTTGCTTGTCGTTGGTCATCTAATTTAGTGTACATCTTTTATTCCATGAGTCTGTTCTAGTAATCTTGCAAATCTAAATATTCTGTCTATTGTAACCAATTGGTCGCCTTTACCAAATGCTTCTTTATATATCTTAATAATTTCTTCTTGTGTAAGTGGTTTAGAGTCCACCATGTGCCTCCGTTAATCTTTTACTATCGTATTTTTTTGTATTAGTTACTTTGATAATGTTTTTTGTATCTGCAATAAGTGGTGTAATAACCCAGTTATGCAATTTATTCTTAATGTCTTTTTCAATCTCTAAAGATGTTGGTTTGGATGACATAAAAGCAGACCATACGAGTTTACCTGTATTATCAAATTCTTCTACAAGATAGCCTAATATTTTATCTTTCATTTATATAACGCTTTTCTAGCATTTTTAATACATGGAACATCATGCCATTGTGGGTCATTATTTGTAAATACTTCTATTAACCATTCTAAAGCATAAGCTAACTCTTCATTTTCTTTTACAATTTTTTTTCTAATATGAGCTTCATCCATGACATCTTTATGCACTTTAGCTAACCATAGTTTAGTATTATGTTCTTGCATTAGTAAAACACCATCCTTCCTATGTGAGTAATTTTTTTATGACCAAACCACGAATGTTTTGGCATAATTGAGTCATCATGAAAGTATAGCGCATTTGCCACTGGATTCGCATATTTTCCACGCATAACATCAAGAACAAATAATTCAGTTTTAAGAAACGTAACTTTGTCAACAGGTGCATGTTTTTCATCCTGTACAGCAAACTGACCAGAAGCATAAATAACATCGCATACAGACTTACCCCAGCGACCAGATTTAACACGATTATGAATAGTGTAATAAACACCCAATTTCTCCTCTAATGTTCTATTATTAACTTCATGGTAAAGTGCCGTAGCATAGCACGAAACTTCTAGTTCTAAGTTATGTATATCCATTACAGACCTTTCATGGTTTTCTTGTGTCTAGTAATCCCATACAGGCGTATAATTCTACTATAAATCTAAAAGAAAGGAGAAACGCCATGTGGACAACACCATCAGCAACTGAAATGCGCTTTGGATTTGAAGTTACTATGTACGTAATGAACAAGTAAATAAATAGGGGAGGTCAAACTCCCCTTTTTACTAGAAGGGTAAATCACTTTCGTCATCCCCTTCAACTGCTGGTTTACTTCTTGTTTCACCCTGAACTTCTTTTAGCTGCAATTGACCTGAAATAAATTTACCGTTCTTACCGTCTCTAATCCAACCACTCATTCTAAATTCAATGCCATCAAGATTTGCTGTGCCGGCATAGTTTGGTCGTTTAGGATTGTCCCCCTGGTCGTTCTTAAATAATACAAAAGTATTTGTATTGTCATATTGTTGCGCCATATACTACTCCTTTGTTGTAATTCTATGTGGGAAAAAAATATCGTCTATTGTTTCTTGTAAATCTGATTGAAATTCACAAATAGTAAGTACATCAGCTATAACATCATGCACAATAAATCTATCCTGAATTTCTGTTATAGTTACAACATTTCTCCTGTTTTTACTTGTTAATAAATTAGGGTCTTCCATATACTACTCCTTTAGTTTAATAATTGTTTGTTCTACTTCGTCTAGGAACTTAATTACTTCTGCTTCTAGTTCTGCAATATAGTCATTATCCCTATCTACCCTTGCTACAAAGAGTTGCAATTCTACAGGAAAATTAGGATTGTAGCTAACAAAGTCTACCCACTTAGCACCTGTGCAAGCTAATTGCCATTGCATCTGTGGTATGTATTTACTAGGCACAGACTTACTCATAAGCGTATTAGTATGGGTTGTTTCTATAGGACATTTAATCTCTATAAGACCTGCATACTTACCTTCTTCTGCTGCGTTTACAGCTCCGTCAGGACTAGCACCACTATTCTTAATAACAGGATGGTCAAAGAAACCTACCTCTGTTACAGATACCCCTTTAGTTTGCATATAAAGCTCTCTAGCAGCACTTTCTCTTTCAATACCATCTAACATAGCCTGATTAACAAAACTATCGCCTTTCTTACCTGTAAGACGTTCTGATACTAATTGGACAAGATAGTTTTGACGTGATGTAGATACGCCTGTTTTGGTCTTGGCTATGACATCCGATATTCTGGATGCCGTAACCTTACCTAGACGTTGTTCAAACCACTCCTCTGTGCGTTGCTCTATCATAGGAAGTCCTTGCTAGATACTGCTTTTAGAGCTGGTTGTTCTGACTCTGGAATATCCTCACCGCTATAGATGTAAAGACCAATACCATGTAATGCAATAGCCTTAGCTAAACAACGTTGCATAGCTGTATTAACTGCCATAGCGTCAGGGTTAGGGATAGCTTGGTTTCTAAAGTTAAGCACAGGTAACTGAGCTGTCATAGACTTGCCAAACGCATGGACTGTGCAGAATACCATAAGCGTTTCACCAAACTGTTTAGGTTCGCCATAAGTCCATGTAGCAGTTGGGTCTTGCTGTAGAAGAGTATCCACAGCCCAAGCCCATGATAAGTATGATAGACCATTCTTTTTCTCAA